AAAAAAGCAGGGGATAGTGGCTACCGGGATAACCGGGGACAGCGATAGGCGCAGCACTCTTCCCCTATTCTGATTTATAAGACAAAAAGGGGGAATCATGGACAAAGAAACAATAGAAGCATTATTGGAAGCAAAAAAAGCCATATTTAAGGCTGCGAATTTAATGTTTTTCTGCGATGATGAAGAAGTGAAAAAGCATGGGAGGGAACTATGGGGAGCAGGCTTAGTGATTGACCAATGGCTAAGGAGCCAGTGAAAATATAACTTGACATATTCTGCCAAAGATAGTATCAATCTATTATGCTGATTAAACTGGAGAATCCCGCAAACCTATAATTTAGCGCACCAGCAGCCCGATTAACCGTGAGGCATCGGAATCTCTCCTTCCAGTTGAGATCAGCAGCCCTGGTGCGCCTTTTTTTGAGGTTGCCATGCCTGTATATTGTGCTACTTGCAATACAGAAGTTGAGGCAGAAATAATAGAAGCTGGTCCTAAATCTCCCCATTATGCTAAAGAAATTTGCCCTATTTGTAAAAGACATTTTAGATGGATTCCAAAAACAGAAAATAAAAACAAGCGCAAACCGTCAAAGTTTACTCCTGCGAATCTTTCTATTTTCTTTTGTGAATTATGCGGTCGTAATGGCAATGCCCTGGGAAATAAAGAAGTATTAGAAGTCCACCACAAAATCCCGATATGTGATGGGGGCCTCGACGAAAAAGATAATATTTTAATTGTTTGTTCTGCTTGTCATAGAATGGTTCATTGGTTACGCACTTATGTAAACAACCACTTACAACAAGAGATTAATAATGCCAAATAATACCATTTCAGGGTTTAAAGGTATTAATCCCAAGCCTGTTGCTACAATTACATGGCAAAAGGTGTTGGATCATATCAGGTCAGACAAGTATAAAGCCTCAATAAATTCAGTCCGCAATATTATCTCAAAACATGGTGTAAAGTCAGAAGAATATAAAAAAGCAAAGTGCAATCTTCCTGGCATCACGTTTGGAGGTACATTCTCACACAGAGCAAATGCCAAAATTATCCAGCCCACCGGATTCATTATACCGGACATGGATAACATACCTCAACAAGTTAGAAATCTATTTAACTTATTAATCCAAGATACGAATATATGGTTTGTTTTTCGTTCTCCATCTAATGAGGGGCTTAAAGTTGGGGTCCGTGCAGAGAATATCTCGAATGACGAAGATCATAAACTGTTTTATACGGCAGTTGAAGAGTATTTCAAGGAACTTTACGGTATTGAGATAGACACAGCCTGCAAGGATATATCACGCCTTACTTTCGTTTCGCATGATCCTGAACTATGGATCAACCCTCAGCCTCAGTTTTTTAATATCAAACAATGGACTGACATTATTCCAAGCCCACCTGAACCTGTTTATTGCCCGATTAATGGCAATGGTGGAAAGGGCCAGGAAAAATATGCAAGGAAAGTTCTTGAATCCTGTTGCAGAAAATTACTGGAGTGTCCAAAAGGGAATAAGCACATAACCCGTCTCAAACAATCAAGATTGATTGGCGGTTATCTCCAGTGGTTGGACGAGGGGGAAGTTTTGTCTATGTTCGAACAAGCCATAATTGCAAGCGGAACTCCGAATATATCTCAGGCTATGAAGACAGTAAAGAACGGAATTGAGTATGGCAGGGTATTGCCTATTGAGTTAGAAGACCTTAACAGGTATGATGATGAACGTAAAATCAGCGTTTCAGGCGATATTTTAAATGACAGTAATGACATAGAACAAAAAAGAATGACAGTAATGACAGCACATGACAGGGACATGACAGTTGAAGACAAAAGAATGACAGTTGAGCCAAAAAGAATGACAGCAATGACAGTTGAAAAAACTGTGGGAAATCAAAATCTGGCTGACGACATTCACGCTTTCCTTAGAACCGCTAAGGGTTCATTCACTGTTGAAAGTCTTGACCGGGAATTAAATCTGACAACCCGGAGCCATCGTCAGCAACGCTCCTATATATTACTTAAGTATATTAATAATAAATATAAGAATAAGAATAATAATATTACTTTAAAGAAAGATCCTATTAAGAACAATGTTTATCATATTATCCCAACTGAGGTTGACTGGATTGATTTATCCCTCCCAACTGAAGAAAGTTTCCCTATAAGACTGCCATTCGATCTTGATAAGAAAATCTCAATCCCACCCAAATCAATCATCATTGTGGCAGGAACGACCAATAGTGCCAAAACTGCCATTATGCTAAATACACTGAGACTGAATATTAATTCCCAGTTTGAGAAACTGTTTCTCGTCTCGGAAGGTGCTGGTGAAATCAAGGGCAGAATAAAATCTTTTGGTGATCCGGTTGATTTCTGGAAAGACAATATCATGATTGCTTCACAGTCTGATAACTTTGATACTGTTATTGAGAATTACAATACTGACGGGCTGACTTGTATTGACTACCTCGAACCAACCGAGGGGCAATATTATATGCTTACGAGCCAGATAAGAGATATTTATGACTGCCTCAAGACTGGGGTTGCTATGATAGCTTTGCAGAAGAAATCAAACCAGACAATGGGACGTGGGGGCGAAGGTACGGCAGAGAAGGCCAGGCTCTATATGACTGTGGATTATCTCTGTGCGTGTCAAAGGGGCGTTGTGTGTGCGGTTGCACTGACGAAAGTAAAACAGTCTATTGACGAGACTATGCAGGGTAAGGAACTCCATTTCAGGCTTGAGCATGGCTCTAAGATTACTCCGCTTACTGACTGGATGTTTTCGAGCAGGGTAAACAGGGATAAGTGTATCAGGGATTACGAAAATGATGATCTTGCCAAATCCTATAAAAAAGCTGAAGAGGATGATTTTATTTTCAGGGCCAAGAATGGTAACGGTGCTTTCAGGAAAGTCAGGATAACCAGAAAACAGGCTGAGGAATGGGCAGAGAATATGCCTTACATTGATGTTTTTACCAGACTGGAACAAATAGCGGCTGATTCAATGCAGAGAGATTTCCTGCATGATAGATATATTTTTCAGATACCAGCTATTCTCAGCAAAGAAAACGAAACAGCATCTTGTGGCATGGGAGAATCAGGATGAGTATTAAACTTTACAAATTAGCAGTAAGGAGGTTTGGAGAATGAAAAACAGTAAAGATGTTGAAACTGCCAGTGCCCCGGCGGTCGGGTGTGAAATGCCTTGTTATGTGGCTATACTTGACCATACCGATCAGGTTGGCTTTGACCAGTCATTTACATTTAGAGAGGCAAAACCTCTTACCGGGAGGGAAACGGTTAATGATCTTATGGTATGGGGAAAACAGTGGATGAAAAAACCCCAAATTATGGTTGTCCTTGCCACATGACAAGTTTGTGGGTTGATTGGCTGTTACAGCGATATGAATACAAGAAAGCAAGGGAAAGGAAACTGGAGGCATAAGTTGAGTATTAAACTTTACCAAGGTGATGCACTTACAGTCCTAAAGACATTAGCTGCTGGGAGTGTTCAGTGTTGTGTAACCAGCCCTCCGTATTGGGGGCTTAGGGATTATGGCATTGAAGGGCAGATTGGTCTTGAACCAACGCCTGAATTATACGTTGAACATCTTGTTGAGATATTCAGAGAAGTAAAACGGGTATTGAAAAAAGATGGAACTTTTTGGCTTAATTTAGGGGATAGTTATGCAGGAAGCTGTAAGGGGGAAGGTGGAATTTATGAACTATCTAAGAAGCAGAACTCAAATCGTGGTTCTCATTATGGGAAAGATAATGGAATAATTCATAAATTTGATAGTGGTCTTAAACCAAAAGACCTCGTAGGCATACCTTGGCGTGTAGCGTTAGCTTTGCAAGCGGACGGTTGGTGGTTACGGCAGGACATCATCTGGGCGAAAGGAAATCCTATGCCAGAATCAGTTTGTGACAGAAACACAAAATCACACGAATACATTTTTTTGTTGACAAAAAGCCCCCGATATTATTATGATAATATTGCAATTCAAGAAAGGGCTGGTGGCTGTAATGACAAAGAAATGCAATACCTGCAAGCTGATTTTACCGATAGAGAACTTTTACAAAAACAATCAGCAGAGGGACGGACTGTGTGGCCGGTGTGCCGACTGTACAAAAATAGCGAGAAAGAAATACGACCAGAAATACAACAAAACGGAAAAGGCAAAAGCGAACGCCAAGAGATATTATTATTCGGAGAAGGGGCAGAAAAAAAAGAAGGAATATCGGGAAAATTACGAACTGACCTTGGAACAAAAAGAGAAATATCGTCTGGCGATGAGAAAACACGAGAAGGAAGAAAAATACAAGAATCGCCGGAAGAAATACGATTTATCAGAGAAAGGGAAAACAATGAAAGCGGGGCGGGATGCCCGTTATTTTGTAACTCCGAAAGGCCGTATGGCGAAAAAACGCATAGAGAAGAAAAGGAAATTCTGTCTTGCCAGTACGCAATGCACATTAACCTTAGCGGAATGGGAGGACATCAAAAAGAAATACGGATACCTCTGTGCTTATTGCCACAAACCAAAGAAATTAGAAATGGATCATGTAATTCCGTTGACGAAAGGCGGACACCATACCAAAGCGAATGTAGTTCCTTCCTGCCGAACCTGCAACGCCAAGAAAAACAATCGTCTTTTAGAAATCGCCGTAGTGTCTGGCACATAAATACTCGCGCTTTTAAATCCGCCCACTTTGCCACATTTCCTCCTGAGCTTCCAGAAATTTGTATCAAGGCAGGAAGTAGAAGGAATGATATCATTCTTGATCCCTTTTCAGGTGCAGGGACAACTGGACTTGTAGCAAACAGGCTGGGCCGTCAATATATTGGGATAGAATTGAACTCCGAATATATAGAGATGAGCAAAAAACGTATTTATGATGATGCGCCATTATTTTATCAGGAGGCATAAATGGACCTGGAACACATATCGACCATTTTATTAAGCACGTTAAAGTGCAAAGTCAATGGAGAGGAACAACACATGGATAAGACTGAATCAGGACTGAGCCAGCCGAAGATCGTAACCTGCAATATCTGCGGCAATGAATGGCCGTATTATGGTGCAGACGATAGCAAAATTAAGTGTCCTAAGTGTGGGAGTAACGAGAGTTTTAAAATAAAGGGAGGTAGTAATTAATGACACCAGGCCAGGCAATTCGCAAATTTTGTGTTGAGTGTGCAGGTTCAGGGCAGGACGTAAAGAACTGTACTGCCGATAAGCCCCTTATGGGTGGACAGGTAAAGTCTTGTCCTTTATGGCCCTACAGGATGAGGAAGGGACGTCCTTCAGTTAAGGCAATCCGCAAACACTGTATGCTTCTATGTGCCAACAATTCTTTTCAGTTCGTCCGGGAATGTGATAAGGAATCATGCCCTCTTCATCCTTTCCGAATGGGGACGAATCCGAACATATCGGAAGAGACAAGAAAAAGGAGAGCAGAGCAGGTGGAGAAAGTAGGTTTTAAATCTCAAAAATGATAGGACTGTGCCGTGAAAACTTATCAGGATTTAATTCTAATACATGGGTGCGTATGTTGTGTCACGTTTGGGATAAGAACGCAAATTTAGGGGGTAATTCATGAAGCGAATGATTGCTTGTAAAGAATGTTTAAAAATACCACTTCACCCTTTCCCTGGAGAAAGGGTTGTGCGAATAATGGGGATAGCCAAAAAACCACTGTTATGTGATTTTTGTTATCCTTATAAAGAAATTAAAATTGGTGATATGTGTGTTGCCGAATCTATGGGGCGCGAAGGATGTGGAATCCCCTATTATGAGTGGGAATCTGAATACATTGAGGTTATATCAAGAGAAACTTAGGGATAAAAAAGAAAGCCCCCCTGCTTTACAGCACGAGGGGCTTAAGGAGGAAAGGGAGAAGAAAGTAAATATAGTCTATATACTATTTTCTTTCTTGTCAACTAAAATGAGAAACCCCCTGCCTGTATCAGCAAGCAAGGGGTCCAGAAAGGAAATTCCGTATGCTATGAATAAGATAATATTAATTTTCTCCTTTGTCAACATTAATTATTTTTATCAGGCTTCCCATTACAATGCCCGCCCCTCCGGCCATGAGTAGTCCAGAATGTGCGCTAAAGTCCTTACCCCAAAACAGGGCCAGCATCATAAAGAAAAAGCCTAATAAAATTCCACAGATACGAAATATAGTTATCATTTTACTTTAACTCCTTTCTTGCCTCTTCGGCAAGTTCGACGATGAGGCGACAAAAGAATTCAAGGTCATAGAATAGAGTCCTTTCTTTGTAGAAATAAGTTATTTGTCGCCATTGGCTATAGGGTGATTCTGGTACTTCGCAAAATATGTTTGTATGAATATTATAGTTTGTATCATAATAATATTGCCATTGTCTCTTCATTGGGCAAAAGTCGCAATTATTGGAAGCAAGACCGGTTATGGCAGCATTATATTCAATATTATATTCACAACAAGGACAAGAATATCTATAATCTTGCCAAGGACCGTCTATTTCTCTCTTATCTTTGGCGATGCCCTTTTCAGCATAATCAGCTATTTTTTCCCACAATTCGATTGTTTCTTTTAGTGCCTGGTCTTCTGTCATTTTAATTCCTCCAAATACTCCATGATTGGGTCAACCTTCTTCTCCTGATTTTCTGGTTTAGGCTTATCCCTGTCTCTTGCTCTTTGAGCACATTCAAGGCAAGTGGTTTTGGGAATTGTTATGCCATTGCCAAATTGGTTAATTGGCTTGATTTCTCCGCAGACATCACAGGTACGAGTGTTCATACTTCATCCCCCCTATACTTGGCATACAAGGCCACTGACTTAGTGGGATTTTCAGGATCAAGGCCATAAAGGTCGGCTCTTAGTTCTCTTAATTCGAGATCAATCTCTTTCCAGCGTTCCCATTGCTCTTTGTCGCTGGGATATAATTGTTCATATTCCCAGTTCATAAATCGCAAGAGAGCTTCATAGTGTTCAAATTGTTCTTTGATATTATCGAGTTTAGTTTCCATGTAATTTATATCCTCCTGTTCGCATATCGCCTGATTTGGTCTATTTCCGGCAATATTTCTTCTGTGACATACTCTGGTCCTGCCCATGATACAAGGTCGTGGATATATGCTTGTATTTGGGCAGCAAGATAGGTATTCCCTTGCTGTTCAGTATAGGGTTTTTTGTATCGTCTTGCCCTCTCGCTCAGCAGGTCCAGTACATGGTCAGGGACTTTGAGACGGCCTGATCGGTATGCAAATATAGTTGATTCAGTAAGACCGGTCAACTTGGCAAGCTCTTTATTGCGTACCCTGGACCTTGATTGCAGGTTACGGAGTGATCTGGACCGGTCAATTTCTTTCAACATAGTTTTCCTCCTACGAGCCTTTTAATGCCATGCTCAGGGCGTTGGATTAGTTAGATTATGCCTTTCCACAATATGTCTGCTTTTGGGCCTCCGTGTAATCTCCATGTTTTGCCATCAAAGGAAGGGACCAATCCCTGTTTCCACAAGTCAACTGCTGGCTGGTAAGGGTATTCTCCTTTCTTGTGGTTGATATATTTCCACTTTTTTATGTTTGAGAACAGAGAGCCAGTATAAGCCCACACAGCATCCCTCACAAACACAGAATACCCTACAGAAGCTCTCACAACAGCATCCCTCGCAGAATTCCACACAGGATTCTCTACAGAATCCCTCACAAACACAGGATTCCACACAGAATCCATCACATATTCCCCCACAGAATCCCCTACTACAGAATCCATCACAGAATTCCCTACAGAATCCATCACATATTCCCCCACAGAATCCCTTACCGCGACCCATTTTTTCAATAACTGAATGTGGGCGGTGTTTATCGTAGGTGGGGTTATTTTAAAGGGGTGAATCGGGTTAATAGCTTCTGAATATCGCCAACCAAAAAGATTATCAAGGTCAGTTATCTCTTCGATAACTTTTAGTGCCTGGTATCGAGTTTTATGGCTATCCCTGGCAATGGGCTGGATTCCCTTAACCCTAAAAGCAGCACAAGGAATCTTTGCCCCCACAAAGCAATCATTTGGATTTTTGCTTGCGTGGAGTCCTTTTCCACATACTTCAGGTGGGGGATCATAATCAGTTACACGGATTATTGATCCTATCGCCTCACGATAGTTTATGGTGCCAGAATAGAAGTCGAATCCGTCTGGTCTTGTTAGTTTGTACATGGTTCATCCTCCGAGCCTTTTATTGCCATACTCAGGGCGTTGGATTAGATTAACGGTTGTATGTCTTCCCGTAGATTCTTAAAATTGGTATTCTGCCAGTCCTTGTCCTGATCATGGTAAAACTGGACAAAGGCATCCAGAGCTTTCTGATAAGTCTGATAAATCTTATTTAAATCTTCTGGAATTGTGCCAACAAAAGAATATGTGCCTGCCGGATTGTGCAGGATATGAGTTCCGAAAGTTCCGAGCTTGAGTAATGGTTTTGGATTGTGAGCCATTGTCTTTTTCTCCTTTTATTTTAGTGTGTATTGTCTATCTCCGTACCAAAGCAGGCTCATGTCCTGCTTTGAGACTGAGACAGATTAAATATATCCAAGAGCAGATAGCCAGGATGGGAATCCATGCTCACAAGTTCCATCCGGTTCTACCCAGCAGCCGTCGATGGCCTCACATCCGCAATCATTAGACCATCTTTCCAGTGTGGACATAGATGGTTTTTTTACCTTAACCGCATCGGGGATGCTTTGCAGGCATCTCTCTATAGTGATGCCTTCTTTCAACGTGATTACCCTGCCATGTTTCTGAGAATACACTGTTATTTTAGCCATGATTTCCCCCTTGCCCCGGTTGCTCAGGGCTTAATTTTCTTCAATATCTACGTCTGCTTCTGTTACTTCCTCTATGCCTTGAAGAACCTGAATTTCGTAGAGATATTCAGCAATGGCATCATCTTGAGATGCCGCCACAATTTTCGATTGATATCCGCTTCGGATACACCCGGAACGATCTTTCAGGTTGAGGGTGTATTCTTTTCCTGGCATGTTTTCCTCATCAGCATTTTTATTGATCGAAAATAGCTCGTCTAAATAATTCTCTTTTTTCATGATTCTCCTCCCTTGCCCTGATTGCTCAGGGCTTGTGATTAAAATTCATCATCCCATGTTACCTTAATCATTCCAAAGCCTTGCCCAATTCCAAAGGCTTTAATTGCAGTCTCAACATGCGATAATGTTGACCATGCTATTCTTTTAGATCCATTCTTGCATAGTGTTAATGTTGCAGAAATAATGCCAGTATCAACCATTTTATTAGGCATATATCCATATTTTAGACCCGTAGTTTCTTTAATAACAAATAACATCCATTGCATTTGAGAGCCTGTTATAACTCCTGATACTTTTATATGTGGGTTTGGATGTATTCTATTCATGATTCTCCTCCCTTGCCCTGATTTCTCAGGGCAGTTGATTAATTGTTAAAACCAGAGCTTATCTATTAAACTCTCGTGCTAATAATTAATCTTTCCAGTCTTTCAGCTCATCCCTTGTTTCCCCTGATATTCTTTGTCAGTCACAGAGGCGATTGCGTGATTGGTCCGGCCTTGCCCGGCTCATTGTGTTTTGTTAATTACCTTATACCAATATCTATTTACTTTGTCAACATTTATTTCAATATATTATCAAAATAATTTAAAAAAAGTTATAAGTGGTTGTAATGATATGGTATAAATCTTTAGATCAAAAAGTACTTGACATTTGGCTCTTGTGGTATAAACTTATGACTATACAAGGGGTTGTGGTATGAATAAAATATTGATGATTGCAATAGTCCTGATAACAGGGATACCAAACGTTGGATACACTGCTAATGATAAGGGAATTAAAGCCTATATTGCAGACGTGGAAACCAGACAAGTACAGTCAGACCAGACCAGGGCCTTAAAGGATATTGCACGGTCTCAAAGAGACCAGAATAATAGGGACAGACAGCGTCAATATTTTGACATAAGTGAATAATGTTAATGATGTCAATGAGATATATAATGTATTACATTGTCTTACTTGCAAATAAAAATGAGCGATGAAAGAATAAATGTTTTGCATGAGAAAGATATTGCAAAAGCATTATTAGAAGCAAAAGGAAATTTTTCTTCAGTAGCAAAAGCACTCCAATGTAGTCGTCAAAATATCCAGTATCGTGTAAATCAATCTGAATATCTGCAAGAAATAGTACAAGAAGCAAAAGAATCACGCATTGATGTAGCTGAGGATTCCCTGCATGAACTCGTCAAAGATAAGAACCTCGGCGCAGTCTGCTTCACCTTGAAATGCTTAGCTAAGGACCGGGGATACATCGAACAACCTGCCGAAAAGCCAGCTCAACTCAATCTCCAAGTTAACATCGAGCGATTAGGCGAAGCTTTACGCAATGAGATTGAGCATAGAGCGCACTCAATCCAGATGATCGAATCAGATCCCATAGATTAACCTGCCTTCTCTCATCTCTATATATAATAGATAAGACATACCCACTCATACCCACTTCTTAGTAACACGATACTACACATCCATTAGATTCTAGGCCATACCAGGTCTGTTATAATACCTTGGATTCCATAAGTGCCTGTTATGATTAGATGACCTGTGTCGTGTAAGTACCATTATGTCCGGTGTCTATTGTGTAAAGTAGGAGAAAAGAGGAGTAGATTTTCAGAAAAGCATTCTTTTTTGCCCGTAGGGAAGGCCAGGGGTAGACCCGGAAAAGGTGGTCGGTTACGCTGGAAAATTGTTTTACTTACCCTTAAAATGTTCTACCTGAAAAATGTTCTACAAAATATTTTACATTTTATTTCCTTCCCATATTGGAGTCACATCGAATCCTCTGTGGTATCTTATATGGTCTCCCTGGTTTTCGAATATTTTAAGGTTCCACAGTTCGTTGTTTTTATTATCACCGTCTTCGTGGTGTACTATGTGATGATCTTTCAGGTTGAAGTATTTAGACACTGTTTTTCTTGCTATTCTCATACCGTGTCTCCAGGGTTCGTAGTTTGATTTTCTTTTTTCGAGCCAGTTGTAGTAGCAGTCAACTGAGCAGAAGCAATGGAGTCTTTTTCTGACCTGACAGCGTGGTTTCTGGAAGGTAGTACCGCAGAAGTCACAGGTTACTTTTACACCGCCGTTTTTGGAGGTATTTATTCCGGCTTGTTTCAGTATTTGCCATATTCTCTGTCTGGTTACATTGTATTGTTTTGCTATCTGAGTCATTGGAGTAAATTCTCTGTAGGACTGAATAATGTGGTCTATGTCTGAGACTGTGCGTTGTGCCATAATTATTTTCTCCTTTCTTTACATAATAGACAAGTATAAACATTATGTCAAGTATTTTTCTGTTTCTAAAATTTTGCAGAATTTTTTTCAGAGAGTATTGACAAAGTAATTGATTTGGTAGTATATATAGAGTATGAAAAAATTATTAAGGAAGGACATGTTAGAATTTCTATCCAACACTGAGCCTGGTAAGTGCTGGATGTGGAAAGGTGAAGTTGGTAAGGATGGCAGAGGGATCTTTGACTGCATCTATCCAGGAGGACATCAGAGATTTCCAGCTCAGAGATCGGCTATGATTGTGTTCGGTCCTGAACCGGTCTATAAACATGAAGATGTCATTGAGACATGTGGAAATAAATTATGTTGTAATCCCAGACACTTACGAAAGGTTAGAACATCTAAGTGCTTGATATAATTATCAGATTTTGCTGAGAGTGAGTTTTTGACTTTTAAGAGGATACACATAAAAGTGGCGGACGCCTTAACAGAGTTAAGTACCATGGAAATCTGAAACTGTCAAGAGAAAAGTGAAGATATTATGAATTATTTTTCAGGTAGGGTAAAAGATAAAATGGTTAATTGTGGTATGGCAGTAAGGATTAGGGCATATTTTAACAAGCTAAGGCGGGTAGTCTGGCATTCTCGATGTTGGCAGAAAAAACTGTTGCTTTCTGCTGATGGTATAATGCTCTACACCGTACGTGATCGTTATGGGGATGAGAAACAGGTTTATATCCCAAGCAGGGATGAGTGGGTTCCTATTAGTAAGGTAAAATTCTCTAACCTTGAATGTTTTGAAGACTATCACAGGGAAAAGTTTAATACTGCTGTTCCAAAGACGGGAGGGGTCTAATGAGTAAGGACGAGTTTATAAAACAATACTGTGAAAATTCTGGGGTAGAGTGGAATTGGTTGCAGCAATATCAGGTAGCTCTGCCCTGTATGTGTGGTAGTAGTAAATGTAAAGGATGGGCAATGGTTCCGAATGATATCGATTCAATCAAAAAGCACATGGAACTTTATGCCCCTAAAGATAGTGTTAAAAAAGAAATTGAGGAGGGGTCTAATGAGTAATTTACTGTGTGTGGATTCTGGTAATATTGTTAATCATCACGTTGTTTTTATACATCCTGATGGCAGAGAAGCTATAATTGATTTTGGTAAGGATGGCAAAGTCTCTTACAGTGGGGAGCTTCCGGTTGACGAATCAGCAAAGTTATTCTTTGAGGCATTCGGTAATTTGATCGCTGGGATGTTAAGAGAAAAACATGAAGATTAAAGATTGGATAAAGCCACAAGAACAAATGTGCCAATTAGGAAGGCATTTATGGAGTGTCCCCAGGTTATTCGAGTTAGCAAGGGATTTGCCTGTTATGGACATTCCTTTGGATCATCTTGATTTGTACTATGTTTATAAGGATGTAACTTTGCGTGATATGGTAATGCACATACAGGCTGTTAATTCCGCTGATTTAGAAAAGCCTATAATTCTTGATGAAGATGGTGAATTAATGGATGGTAGGCATAGACTGATAAAAGCAATACTGACAGGGGAAAAGACTATTAAGGCTGTACGATTTGACGAGAATCCTCCACCATGTAGGGTACAAGAACATGAAGATTAAATTCTATAAACAGAAGACTGCCAATAATTTCAAATGGACTACCCTGCCGGATATATATACTATCTATGAGCCGAAGGTAGGAGATAGACACCAGTTGTCCAAGCATGGCAAGCTGTGGGAGATCGTTAATGTAGTATGGTGCTTTGGAGAGGGGAACAAGTTCAGCCACTTCATGGCAGAGGTAGTATAATGGGATTTAGATCAACATTTATTACAGTGGATAGTTGCACAATATGGCCTGGATGGTTTAAGGAAAAATATAAAGAGTATGTTAATTTTCCTGTTTCTCGGTGTGGTTGCATATCGTCCGAAATAGAATGTAAAATGTATTATGGTATATTTAAAGATTTGCCCAAAGACATTCAAAAGGCAATAAATTGGGGTGAACGTGATCTTAATTTTGTTATTGTGTTCTTACATGAGTGCGGTGGCATAACAAGATGCCAGATTGATAAAAATAATATTTATTACTCAGAACCTAATAGTTGGGTTCAGACAGAAGGAATAACACATTTGTATTGTTATGGATGTTCAGATATAGAAACAATTAAAGAAAATGACTAAAAGAAAAGAAGATTGGTTCTTTAGGTGCTTAATATTAATAGTTGCCTGTTTATTATGGATAGTCTTAAATAGATAGACAGGGAAGGCGATAGTGTCAATATTTTGACGCTATGCTTTCTTATCTGTCCATGCGTACCAGCCAAAGATAATCTGGTTATCTTTTGATTTGTCTTCCCAGAATTGAACACCTAAAGGTTTTTCTCTCCTCAGTTTGTAGATAAGGTTCAGGCTGTCTAATGCCTGCTGCCGGGCAAGTTCTTGTAATTCAAGTACGGTATCATGGTATCCTATTACCGGCATATTGGCCGTAAATTCATACACGCAATCACCATACTTTGAATAGCCATTAAAGTCTTCAGGCGGCTGAGGGATAATGAGGTCTTTGAGGTCTTTTTCTGTTAGTTCTTCCATATCCTTTATATTATATTCAATAAATATTTTGTCAAGAAAAAATATTTTAAAAAAGTACTTGACAAGTATAGAAATTGTGTATATTAGAATATAGGGTGTCAAAATTTTGACTATACAAGATATTGTGGTATGTTAAAGATACTTGGGAGAAATTCGTAGTGCCTGAACGTAAAAAGGGTGAACCTTTAAAAAAATACGTTAATCGGTGCGTTCCTGTCCGCAGAAAAGAACATCCTGGAGAATCAGCGGATAGATCGGTGGCAGCATGTTATGGAATGGGCAAGACTAAAAAGAAAAAGAAAAAAAATAAATGAAGAAGCCTATCAATCTTAAAGGCATTACCCCTGAAAGTATGTATATACGCTACAGGGAACCACTGAAAGATTATTATAAGTTTGACTATAATCAAATGTGGAAAGAATGTTTTTTTGAGGCTGATTCGTTTGAAGCACAAATAGCCTGGCTCCGTGATATGTTTTGCAATGATTTATTTTTTATGCTGTATTACGGGCTGAAGCGTTCTGATGTTAACAGTTTTGATATGCCTTTTATTCTGCAAGCCTGTAGGATAATAGAAAATGGTCCTCCTACTGACACTGTAGATTTATGGGCCAGGGGACACTACAAACTTTTAAGTGATGATACGCCAATACTTACTTCTTGTGGGTGGTCTACTCATGGAGAAATAAAACCGGGTGATTTTGTGTTTTCACCAAATGGGAATCCGGTGAAAGTCTTGGCTACTACACGGAAGCAATATGATCCAGAAATGTATGATATTTCTTTTTCGGATCATAATGGAGAGCGTAGTTATAAAATATGTGCAGGCTCACAACATTTATGGGATGTAGAATTTTTTGATAGAAGAAGAATTACCAATACAGATAAAAGAATTGGTTGGACAAAAAAGACTTTATCAACTAAAGATTTAATTAATCGTACTATCGAACAGCAAGATAGCAAGAATCCAAGATGGTATCGTGTTAAGAGAACGATGCCTCTACATTTTGAACATAAAAATCTTCCCATAGAACCATATACATATAGAAAAAATCCTAATGGGAGAAAAGGAAGTAATTATGACTATTGGTATATTAAGGATATTGTTAGAACAAAAACTGTGCCGGGACAATGTATTCAAGTAGAAGGTGGCAAGTATCTCGCCGGAGAAAATTTAATCCCAACTCATAATTCTTCCATCATTACACAGGCAAAATCACTCCAGGATATGTTTAAATATGATGATCTAAGCATAGGCATATTCTCTCATACCCGTCCTATAGCCAAAGGGTTTCTAATCCCGATCAAAACCGCTCTTGAAGATAACATTCTTCTTAAACTCGCTTTTTACGATAAACTTTGGGAAAATCCAAAAAAGGATGCAAAGGTCTGGTCCCTTGATGAAGGGCTTGAGCTTAAAAGAAAAAGTACAAGCAATACCAGAAGTTTTGAGGCTTGGGGATTAGTTGACGGTATGCCTATCAGCAAGCACTATAATATAAGGATATATGATGACGTTATTACCGACAAGACTGCCAACAACCCTGAAATGATTAAAAAGGCTGATGACGCCTTCAGGCTGTCGGACAACCTTGGTACTTTATCCGGTATAAACTGGCAGAGGATTATCGGCACTATTTACAACCATGGTGATTTTTACTGCACTGTCATAGATGAAGCAAAGAATGGTACATACGGGTGGAATTTAAGGAAATTTGTCTGGTATGAAGGTTATTATACCGAAGAAGACATCGCAAGGCTTGGTATTCCACAGGAATATGTTGATATTTTTGGGTATAGAAAACCTCGTCTTTTAAGCTGGGAACAGGCACTTTCCAAGCGTAAGAAGCAGTTGAATTATATCTGGTCATGCCAGATGGAGCTGTCCCCTACCACTGATGAGGCTTCAGAATTTAAACTGGAATGGCTGAAAAAATACCGCACCCTTCCAGATCCTCTTTCTCTTTATATCTTTGTTGATCCTGCCAATGAGAAGAAAAAGACAAGTGATTATACGGTTGTTGCTTTGGTCGGAATTGACCAGTTCGGCAACAGGTTTCTTGTTGATATAATCCGTGATCGGCTTGACCTTGGCGAAAGGTGGGGGGCTATAAAGAAAATGGTCATCAGTTATCCTAATGTCATGGGCGTATTTTATGAAAAGTACGGCAAAGATTCTGATATTTGGTATATGGAACAACGGCAGATGGAAGAGGGGAAATATTTTACCATAGATAAAATTGGAGGCGGTACTACAAAAGCTGACAGAATAAGGCGTTTTATTCCTATATGTCGTGAAGGTAAATTTTATCTTCCTGAAAAACCTATCGTCTATCATGGGCAAGATCTTGTAAGGATATTTATAGATGAAGAATATACAAAATTCCCTTTTTGCAGGCATGATGACATGCTGGATGCAATAAGCAGAATTGAAGACCCTGACGTAGCTTTATCAAAACCTATTCAGGAAAATTCTATATATAAGGATGCTAATTTGCTTGAGGAATATTATGAGCAAATAAGTTGTGATGAGGCTATTTAAGGCAGTAACAGAATTTATGGGAACCCACAAAATTTTTAAAGGAGAATGTTATTATGTCCACAACAATTAACGAGTATTTGAATAAGGTTAAAGAACCTGGAGCAAGAAAGGCGTTGCAGGACTTGTTTGAAAAGACGCTTTATGCCGAAGATTGTACTCCAAAGGAATCAACTTACCGTGATGCCATGACTGATCATAGCATTACTACAGGTACTTACCAGAGTACGGCAGATGGTGGTGTTATCCTGAGTTCTACCAATACCTATAATGCCGCTTTTCTGGCTGACGATTCAGGTAGCAATATTGCTGACAGTGTAAGAAACCTTCTTGCCCGTACCTTGTTAACCTATAACCAGAGCGGTGGTTCCATACGGTCAGTGATGGGGCAGTTGAAACTCCTGACCGGCATTAATGTGGCAACAGGCATTTATACTGCGGTGCAAGGCTATCTTGAAATGGCTGGTTCCCATTCATGCAGTTCCGGGGCAACCTTTTCGTGTTTTGACGCATCGGCAGAAATAACCGGTGTTCTTACAGTTGCCAGTGGCGGTGAATTTTACGGTGTTCACATTGAGACGACCGGAGCCGGTACTATTACCAATAACGGAACGTGCGCAGCCATTGGTATTACTACAGCGAGCGGAGCGGCAGACTGGCCTGTAGGTCTTTATATATTAGGGCCGAGCGTGACTACGGCTATAAGCGTTGGTACGAAAGCTAATGCAGTTGGCAGTGGTGTTGTTATTCCCTCAACAGATGATTGGGGTGCTGTCAGGATTTTCACCGACGATAATGGTGCTAACATAGCAGATAGCGTCCGTGGTTTGCAAAGCAGAACACTTTTCACCATCTCTCAGTCTGCAGGGTCCATCAGGGCCGTGCAGGGACAGTTCAAAGTGCTCACCGGCGTCAACTTCGACACTGGAGTTTACACGCCTGTTCAGGGATACATTGAACTGGCAGGGACGAACACGGTGTCTTCTGCTGGTGTCCTGACCTGTTTCGATGCGTCTATTGAGATCGGAACGGCACTGACGGCAACCGGGTACGTCGCCGGGTACAAGGCCGAACTGACCGGGGCAGGAACCTGTGCAGCAGGTCTTGACTGCGGTTTCTTAGTGACGAACGCCTCCGGGGCTGCGGCATGGACCTACGGAATGTATGTCGAGGCTTCGGCAGTTGATACAGGTTTGTACGTTGGAACTTGTACAACTGGTATTAACATTAACGGCACGACAGTTACAGGGCTCAACATTACAAACGCTGTGCTCGGAGTAACGGATTCCCGCGCAATTAAAGTTTCTACTTCTACCGCCGCAGCTAACATGGCAGACGGTTACGGTGTTGTGGAAGTCGACTGTACGATGACTGGTACGGCTGGATCGAGCACTTTCCCGATGTCCGGTATATCGTCTTGGATTAACATCTCTTCGGGAGCTGTAATTGGAGCAGGAAAGACTGTTTCTGCGATGAACGTCGGCATCTACGAAGATGCAGGCGCTACTGTCACAAATGCCAAGTTGGTTTTCGGTATGAGAGCGCATAAACTTATCGGAGATACTGATTCGCTTAGTTTCCCGTTCTCGCTGAACACGAACAACACTGCTATTACGGCGGTGTTTGATGTTGGAACCGCAACTGACATGGGTCTTGCTTCTGGTGCTGCAAGTGCTGGAGGAGCAAAGATTCCTTTCCTTCGTGAAACTGATGGAACGATTTACTACATAAATGTTTACACATCATAATTGGAACATAACAATATGGAAATAGAATCTATACCTATAAAGGTAGCAGTTGCTACAGGTGATATACTGTATCATGGCGATGAAACGTGCTTATTAACCGCCGGACAGGAACTTGTTATACGTACAAAAAAGGATGGCTCTCCAACGAATTTGTTTAAAGAGAGCGTTCCTGAAAATAAAGTATGGTCAGCAAGAATACTGGTTGAAATTACTGAAACCAGTGCTTGATACCCTTTTGCGGGATAGAGACGCGTGCTCGAAAGGTCGGTTCCTGGCTGGCTTTCCCGCATTAACAACCAGGTGACTATCGACAGGAGATGTCAAAATGGAATTAATGAATGGTGAAGTTTTTGGTGCGGTAAACTCGTTAAACGATCTTTTTGAGAGAGAATGGCCGGTTGATGTAAGTTTGAAACTTGCGCAACTTATTACCGATCTTAGTAAGCAGTATGAGACTATAGATAAAGTAAGGGTCGGTATCGTAAAGAAGTATGGAATGTATGACGGCGAAAGAAATGCTGACAACAAGGAAAAATTTGCACCTACCAAAACAGGTAACATAAGTATTAAGCCTGGGGATGAAAAATGGGACTTGTATCAGGAAGATTTTGCGAAACTGATGATGCAAAAAACAGAGGTAGTATTCAGCGCAGTTACGATTCCTACAAAGATAGATGATAAGCCTATTATGATTTCTCCAAAAACTTTGATTGCGCTTAATAAGTTTATTAAAGCCGAGGGATAATGACTGGATCGAAGAAAAAATATCTTGATTATGAAGATATAGAAAAAAAGATTCTTCCTGAAATAGAGGCTGCCAAGGAATATGCTGATTTGCGGGTTGACAGGCGCAACAAGGCATGGGACAGATACCGTGGCAAGCCTCTTGGCAATGAAATAAAAGGACGGTCAAGGTTTGTTACCCGTGAGGTACTTGATACCGTTGAATGGATGATGCCTTATTTCATGCGGTCATTTGCTTCAGGTGATCCAAAGATTGATTTGCGGATACAGGGACAGGAATCATGGGTGGGTAAAGGCTTATTGCAGGAGATGATAAAGCGTATTGATTCAAGTTCTCCTACTTTATTTCTTTTGCTTTACACATGGATTAAAGACCTTCTTGTTTCTGATTCAAGTTTTATTAAATTGTCATGGGTAAAAGATTATGAAGATGTAGATGCTGAATTGCCTCCTGAGTTAAGCTCAGAAGAGATGCAGGTGCTTGAGGAAGATGAAAATTTTACCATTACGAGCCGTGGTACTCCTGTAAAGAAATTCAGTGATACGTCTGCTATGAGCATGGGTATGGGTAGCGGAGAGGGGGGCATGATGCCTCCTTCTCCTGTTGCCGGTGGTGTTCCTGTTTTTACAATGCCGGTTGAGCAGACTTTTTATACCGGCGTAAAAGCAAAGATCAGAAAAAAAGTCAAGGATACCATATCTGCACAGAATACTCCTCACATGGAGTTTATCGCTCATTCAAATGCCAGTGATATTAATGATGAATATGGTAAAGGTCATAAAACTGAAGTAACGCTTGATTATCTAAAAAGAATAGATAGGGCTATGGGAGGAGATTATTTCCGTGATCTTGATGAACTTCATGTAGATATGTCTGGTATTGAAGCAGGAACTACAAGTTCAACCGGGGAAACAGACGAATATTTTAACGACGAACATGCCAAGGCTCTTTTGACCGGGGGTGGTTATTCAGGTACGGCACAAGATCCTAAAGGCAAGGTCGAATATATTGAATGGTACACAAGAGAAGATGTTGATGAAGACGGGTATCTTGAAGACATAGTTTGTTACCTCGCCAATAATAAGCTGATTCGTTGGGAAATAAATGAAGAGGGTATTATTCCTTTTGTTCACGGCAAACCGATTATAGACCCGTTTAAGTTTTATGGTATTTCTTATGCAGACCTGATTATAGAAATTCAGAATTTAAAGACAATGATAATCAGGAGAATCCTCGATAACTTTGATTTCCAGAACCTTGGCAGGTGGCTTGTTGATCCTCAGGCGTGTGTGGACAAAAGGGCATTGCTTGACAACAGACCAAATTCTATTGTTACAGGTAAGATTGAAGGTGTGAAAAACCTGTTTAACGGAGCATTTAATCCGAACGCAGGTATATCGATTCTGGAATATGTTGACAAGATGAAGGAGAACCGTACGGGGGTTCATGGTCTTCAGCCTGATTTAAATTCCGGTACTGCTACTGAAATTCATCATCTTGAGACAACTACCATTCAGCGTCTTGAACTTATCGGACGTATTGTTGCCGAAGTAGGGCTGAAAGATTTTTATTATAAAGGAGCAAGATTATTCCAGATTTATCTTGAAGAACCTTTTACCATTAATGTAGATGGGGCTGTCAGAGAAATTACCCCGGATATGATTCAGGGCGATATTATAACTAATGTAAATATGGGCGTTGAGGCATCAGTGGGGCTTCAGGATTGTCAGAGAATACAAATTGCGCTTGGTGTTCTTGCCGGACTTAACCAGCAGTATCCAGGTCTTATGGGACCAGAGCAGATTCATCGTATTGCTGAAAAATTTGTATGGTCTTCAGGATTTAAACAAAGCAATGATTTCATTGTTTCCTTGGATGAATTTAAAGAAGCGACACAACAGGCTCAAGAAGCTCAGGCAAAAATGCAGGAACAGATGATGCAGATGCAACAACAGCTTGAGCAGATGGATCTTATGATTAAAGGCAAAGAAGTTGAAGTAAAGGCTTCTAAAGCTGAAGCTGATAAAGAAATAAGAAGTGCTGGTGTAATACAGAAAGACAGGGCAAGTGAACGAGATTTTATTGCAAAACAATCTAAATTAGCAACAGAGAGAAATAAAATATAATAATGGAAATAAATGGATATTGGCAAGAAAGCGAAGAAGAGATCAGGGTAAGGCAGTTCAAGTCGAGAGTTGCCAAAAAGATTCTGCTTGATCCTGATGTTATGCAGATTCTCGATGAAATGAAACAGGATTGTCACACCGCTTTTTCCAGTATGACATACGGTGCTAAAATTGAGGAATATCAGGCAGTACATTTTTCTTTGATGGCTATAGACCAGTTTATAGCAAAACTTGAAGGATATGTTATTGCCAATGAAGTTGCAGAAAAGAACGAAGAAGTAGATAAGAAGATGGAAGGCGTACAGATATAAAATGTCTTTTTATTATGGCGACATAGCCAATAACAAATATATAGCGACAATAGCTAAGAAGGAGGCGACAAATGCCTGACGAAATCAAAACAGAAGATGAAAAACAAAAAGAGTGGAACGAAGTAGTTGTAGAGGGCGATGGTGATGTTGTTGAACCTGAAAAAAAACCGGAAGTAGAACCTCCCGGTGAACCAATAGAAGAAACACCACCGACAAATGAATCTGCTGAACAACCTCCTCCTGCTGAACTTCCTCCTGCTGAACCTCAGTACAAGGAGATAGTTCATAATGGACAAGTACATCGGATCACTGAAGAGAAGTATCTTGAACTGGCACAGAAAGGATTTGATTATGATTACAAAGTAGGGCCACATAGCCGTATTGCAAAGATTATAACTCAATATCCTGATATTGCCGAATTAGTTGATAAACAAGTCAGAGCCAAACTTGAAGGCAGAGAAACAGTAGAAGAAAAAAAGAGTAATGATTTTGGTATTAAGCCTCTCAGTAATTATGAAACCGCTGATGACTGGCTTAAAGACAATATAGTTGAAGTAACGAAAATGATGCAGGCACAAGCTGCACCAAGACAGCAATCACAAAGGGAAGTTAATGAGCAGATTGTGACCATGTTAAAGATGCACGATCCTCAAGACTTTGCTGCTGTTTTCCCATTAATGAGAGCTGAAATACCTAATCTTACTATTTCTGAATACCAGAGAGTTGATTCTGATATAGGTGAATTACTCAAATTTTATGATGCAGTCAAGATGAGAGCAAAACAAAAGAGGCCAGCTAATGCACCAGTGCAACAACCTGTGAACAAGCCTCCATTCAGGGTTGCATCTGGCAAATTGCCTCCAGTAGATACAAAAAGTTCTGCTGATAAAATTTGGGATTTACCTAATTCCAAGTTTAGCGAATTAATAAATAAGGCAAGAGGTTTTGCCTGATAAAAATAAGGAGATATAAACAATGGCACTAATTACAGGAACAAGTCAAGTAGCTGTTGATATTCAAGGCTACTATGATCGTAATTTACTTGAGAGGGCTTTGCCTTCTTTGATACATGGAAGATATTGCCAGGTTCGTCCTCTGCCGTCGAATAGCGGTACTCGGATTAACTTCAGGCGATACAATTCACTTGCAGCTAATACCACAAAACTTAGTGAGGGCACAACTCCTACAGGGAAACAAGCTTCCACTACTGATATTTATGCTACTGTCAGCCAGTATGGTGACTTTATCATATATACAGACTGGTTGTCTATGACTACATTGGATTCAACTTTGGTTGAGTTCAGCGCAGTCCTTGGTGAGCAAATGGGGCTTACTTCTGATACCCTTGATCGTGACGTGATGGTTACAGGAACCTCTGTAAGATATGCTAACGATGTAGCTGCAAGGACAAGTATTGTAACTACAGTTTCAACTAATGATCTTAAATCCGCAATCAGGATGCTTGAGCTTGCCAATGCTTCAAAGATAAGTCAACGTATTGAGGCAGGGGCAAAAATAGGAACGGTGTCAGTGCCTAAAGCTTATCGTGCGATAACTCATACAAGCATGAGGCAGGATTATGAGGCTATGACAGGCTTTACCAAAGTTCAAGATTATGCGAGCCAGAAAAATGTTCCTGATGAAGAAATAGGAACCTATGGTAACGTAAGGATCGAAACTACAACCAATTCAAAGATATGGGAAGACGGTGGTGGTACGGCAGTAACTAATGGACTTGTATATACTACTGCCAATACAGCATGTGATGTATATACTACCCTTATCTTTGGGGAAAATGCCGTAGGTACTACTCCTCTTCAGAAAGGTAATGTTAAAAACATCGTTAAGAAAGTTGGTAGTTCCGGTGTTGATGATGCTCTTGACCAGAGAGGCAGTTCAGGATGGAAGCTGGCTAAAGTTACCAAGATTTTGAATGATGATAATATAGTCAGAGTAGAGCATGGTTGCACTGACATATAACAATAATGGTATAGGAGATTAAGAATATGGAAAATTATTTTTCTACTTATGCAATTTCAATGGATACCAACGATTTGTTTGTTCTTATCGGTTGGTGTCCTGAGAAAGTTCGCTTGACAACTGCTGATGGTCAGCAAGTATTGTGGTATCGGCTGCTTGGCAATGACGCAAGTTTTGAGCGTGTTGCGGCTGGTGATATTACAGCCAGTACTGGCGCAGGTATTAAACTTGTAAAGTTCACCGATACTGCGTTAAATACTTCTTCAGATCCTTCTACGGTTGATCCTGCCAATTATATTGACGCCAATGGTATTCAGATTACATCGGACGTTGCTTTTCTGGCAAATGATGCAATCGTTTTTGTTGAAGCATGGAGAATGTGCAAGCCATTTCTAAGGGCTGTTCATGACGGGACTACAAGTTCAAATACTTATTTTGAAGATGCTTCCTTTGATTTCCATGAATTAGGTGTATGCGGAAATGGTAAATGGCTGATATATAATCAGACAAATGCCAACTATGCCTATATCAAGGAAGTTACTAAACCATTAGGCAAGACCAAATATTGCAGGCTTTATACTGCTACTGATGCCGCCGGTACTGCTACAACTGCCGCTGATTTTGATACAAGCGATGTATGTATCATTTTCCCTGTGGATGCGGCATGGTATCCATTGTCTGATGTAGGTCTTATGACTTAGTTGATTGAGTAATTATAAGGGGCAGGCAATAACGCTTGCCCCTATTCTTAAATAAATCATGTTAGCGACAAGGCTGACGACAAGGAGAAAAAAATGAACGAGCAGGAAATAATAAAGAAAAGTAATGGTGAACCGTTTGGTAAAAAGGGACATGCTGAAAATGCTCTGCGTCTGAAAAAACTGACTGATTCTTATAAAATTGTAGAGTATGAAGGTGGTGGGTTTGTTTGTGTCCCAAAGACTTCTGAGGAAAAATTAGTAGCTAAATCAGCAAAACCAAAGACTAAAAGAGTAAGGATACATCGTGCTTCAGGTTCACCGGAAAATAAAGATTTGCAAATTTCAATATGTGTTAATAATGCCAAAAACCGGAAAAAGTTTTTCCCTGGGGAAGAAGTTGAATTGACTCAATCTGAAATAAGTGTACTGCGTGATTCTGTTGAAGAAAATGCTCTTTATATACCGCCAGATAGTGGTATTTATGCAGCAAGAGATCCTCTTGCGATAGCAAGAAATCAATATCCAGGTATGACTGCAAAATATGACCAGGTTACTGGACAAATAAAAATGATAAAACGCACACTAAACTATATTATAGAAGAAGTGGCGCAAGCGTAATATCATTATGATTAAAAGGATATGGCATGGGAAGCCTGAAAACTTGTATTGACAGGGCAAGAGTAAAGATCGGTGATACTAACAAAATATTGTTTGATAACGAAGACGAACTTGTTGCCATTGTTAATGATATTCTCGAAGAGATTTATACTACTCTTGTAAACGTATCATCTAATCTCGTTTATGCCATAGGTACAGTAGCTACTGTAGCTAATACTTGCGAATATACACCCTCTTTTACTACAAAAGGGGGTTTTTTGCGTGATGGAAGCTGGGTAAGTGGGGAAGATACTTATCTTTCTCAAGTCAGCGAAATGGACAAAATTGATTGGGATTATACTACCAGCACTAATCAACCGGAAGCATTCTATGTAACAGAAGGTGGTGATATAGGTTATTTATGGGTTCCTGATGCTGCGTATACTATTTATCATACTTACTGGAAACCATATACAGCTATGGCTACTTTTGCCACTGATAATCTGCCCTGGGAAAATATCTGGAACTCATATATTCAGAGAAGATTGATTGTTGAATTGCTTGAGGCAACAGAAAATGATGCAAGCAGGCAGTTGGCACTTGCTCAGTATGAATGGAGTAATGCCATGAATCTTGTGTTTTCCCGTGGCATAAGGCAAGAAAAAGCTATTAGTGATATGTTTTTAATAGAAGGTATCTAATGCCTCAATTATATTTATCAGGATTAAGACCGTTTTCAAAGCGCAAGAGTACCGTCAAAATTTTGACATACCCGATGGGTTTGAATACTGTGTCCCCTGATTCTATGATTACTGCCAATGAATTTGTTACTGGCCTCAACTTGAAACTGAATGATTTTGGTCAGCTTGTTACACGGCAGGGGCTTAAAAAATTATCAAGTGTGGCAATGGATGATGCTGCTTCCATTAAACATATTGCAAGGATTCCGATAGGGGCTTCAACTTACACCTTTGTTGTAGACGAGAATTACAAGATTTACAAATATACCGGAGCAGAGGGTTCTATGAATCCCGGTTCTGAACTGGCTACGCTTGAAGGTGATGCTACCATAGAGGCTTTCAATGGTTATGGGATTATACTTGATGGTGGCTATATCAAGAGAACTAACGGCACAACCGTAACACTTGCGTATGACGATGGCGAAGGTACAACAGGGTATAATTATACGAATCTTTGTGAAACTTGTAACACTACAACTTCATTATATTCAGGGGCCACTACAAGGGCTGGAGCCAAGTTTACTACTCAGGCATGGACAGCAGGATATACAATTCCTTTGACATATTTTGACGTATGGCTGTCAAAAGAGGGGACGCTTACAGGAACGGTCAGCGCAAAGCTGTATGATTCAACGGGTGCAACAGTTAGGGCCACAGCTACTACAACTTATAGTAATACAGACTTGACATCCAATGCGATGAAAATGCGGTTTACCTTTGATGATGCCTACGGAATGTCACCTTCAACAGCATATATAGCTTCTATCGAATATAGTTCTGATGATTCAAGCAATTATGTAAAAGTTCACAGCAATACAGTAGCGGCTGGGGGGGACCATTATTATTACGATGGTTCGTGGCACGCTGCGGCTACGAAAGATACTGTTATCGGGATTAAACCCGGAAGACCACCCAAAGGTGCTTTCGGTGATGTAAAGAGTACAAGGCTTCATGTAGCCGGTGATCCTGATAACCCAGGCCGTGACTGGTTTTCTAATTTAAATACGGTGCTGGACTGGTCAACTACATGCGGTATTCTTTCAACCAATACAGGTTATGAAGAAGATGGTGCAGGATATGTTTCTTCAATAGATGACAACGCTAATTCCTATCCAATAGGCGGGCAGATAGCCTTTATGGATGATCTTTATTTCTTTGGACAGGCACAGCAACCATTTCTTGCAAAATTAACAGGGAAAACTCCAAATGAATTTACCATTTCACCACTGTATCAACAGATATATACAGATCATAAGACGTTAAAAGGTTTGCCAAATGATATATGGTTTACATCAGGAAAATCAGTACACAATATGGCAGGGGTTCAAGATTATGGCGATATTAGGACTTTTTCTCCTGGTGATCCTATAAAAGACAAGGTAATAGATTATTTTGATTCAGATGCTTTTGCAGGATATAATCCTGAAGACGGACAATATTTATTGCAACTTAGCGGATATGACAATATTCTTGTCTGCCATACTGCCAACCCAATAATATCTCAGAACGGTACTAAACGGTATATCTGGACAGAGTATAAATTCAAAGATTTAACGCCTTCTGCTTTTGCTGAATTTGACGGATATTTTTATGTTGGCTGTACAGATGGACATTTATACAGGCTTGATAGCACCATAGTTGAGGATAGCGGGACTTTGCCTGATGTTGAGTATCAGTCAGGGATTATAGAAATGCCATTTGGTTCAATAAATATAAAGCAGGAATTTTTGGGTATAATCAGTTCGGCATCTGCTACTGCAACCCTTTCTTTTTATAAAGATGGTTCTTCTACTGCTTTTTGGGAACAATCTTTGAGCATAAGTGATATAGCTATTCAAGAAAGAATTAATTTTGCGTGTAAAGCATTGCAGATAAAAATAGATGATCTTGTTTATACTGCACAGGTATCAATACAGAATTTATTATTTACATCGACACCTATGAAATTCTTGTCAAGAATGTAATGGCTTTTATACAAAAAACATATACATTTTATACGCCAGCGGGTATTCCGTAAAGAAATGCAAAGGTGTCGGTGTATTTCAATAAGACAAGTACTCCTGCAAGGGTTTTTGATGCCGGGTATAATTTAAAAGATACTGCTCCACAGCTTTACACTGATTCAACAGGTTATGTTCTGTTGTACTTTGATGACGATGATTTCCAGACTGGACAGACCTTTGATGTAGTAGCATCTCCAAATGTTCAATGTAATCCGACAGAAGATGAAGTTCGTCTTTTAAGTGTATCGCTTACTACAAACTGGTCTGAAATAGCTGATGATGATGGGACTAAACCAGAGGACAATGCTGATGTAACAGGAGATCATAGCCAGGGTGTTTCGTGGTTAAATGAAGCAGTTGGATCGTCTTTACCCGTAGCTAACACCGATGCCAAGTGTACGGACGCTAACGCTGACCAGACCTCAGCACATAGCCAAGGGGTATCGTGGCTCAACGAAGCAGTTGGATCGTCTTTACCTGTTGCCAACACTGACGCTAAATGCACAGATGCCAATGCAGATCAAACCTCTGCACATAGTCAGGGGGTGTCATGGTTGAACGAGGCGGTAGGGTCTTCTCTTCCGGTTGCCAATACTGATGCAAAATGTACCGATGCCAATGCAGACCAGACAAGTGCTAATAGCCAAGGCGTATCATGGCTTGATGAGGCGGTGGGTTCGTCATTGCCGGTAGCCAATACAGATGCCAAATGCACAGATGCTAACGCGGATCAGACAAGTACACATACAGCAAACAATACAACTTATGTAAATGGTTCTGAAACACAATCAGCGAATACTTTTTACGTTTATGGCGATATCCACATGAAAACAGAAGCGGATATTTTGTTTTATGATTCCGATAACACTTATTCTGGTGCTATATATGCACTCGATAATGCTATATTAAGCGTATATGCAGTAGGCGAACTCAGATTAGGAGCAGGAAGCTATATAAGTATTAACAAAAGCATATATCCAACATCCACCGGATCATATGATATAGGCAGTACGTCATATAGAATTAATAATTTTTATTGTCAGGGCATCAACTGCACCTATTTTACTTCGTCTGGTGATGTAAGAGGATTAACCTTTTACAGTGATGGTACAGTTGGTTGTGATTTTAGCGGGGCAATAACTAATTTAACAGTAAAAAAAGGTATAGTTACAGCAGCATCTTAATGAGGCATATATATGAAAACAGAAATTAAGCAAACGATACAGGTAGCAAGTGAAAAGATAGAGATACTGCGTTTTGCATTTGATGAAGAAGTAAAGAAAATGCAGGTTGATGCAATCAATAATAAATATAATTCTGTTGGTGAATTGATAAACAAAGAACCAATAAGATTGCTTTTCAGAGATAGGAAATACAAAAAAGCAATGGACTTCTGCCTTAATAGCAATATGGCAGACAAGGTTCTCCAGATGTTGTTAAGAAAGCTGGAGATAGATCGCAAGCTTTCTGAAGGGTCTCTGTGTGATCCATTACCTGAAGGTGTGCCACCATATCCTAATGAGGATGATAATGGTTAACGATAAAGATTTGAGGCTTTTGGCACAAAAAAGACTTCGGACTTATTTACAGAATTTTGATGCTGAAAACAGAGGCAATCGGTTGAGTAGAGAATTGATTGCAGGATTATATAATTTTTTAGAAGATTTAGTTGTAGGTGTTTGCCACGAAATAGAAAAAGGAGAAACAAATAATGAACATATTGAATCGGCACAGAATGAATCCTGCACAACAGATTTACTCAGTACCACCATTACCAACAGGAACTAACAATCCTCATATTCCTGTTGATAAAGTTTACTCTGTTCCAAATTCAAGAACAGGAACTAATGTTGCTCCATCTGGTTCGGGGAATATATATACTGTACCGCCCCCCTCTGGTACTGAAACTGCTCCTTATGGGGGAACTGGAATGTTACAGAATATAATGTCTATGGGAACAGAATCACCAGAATGGCAACAGATAGCGCAAATGAATCCTGTAAATACCTATAATCCTGTTTCTAATAACAATGGAGTTTTTAATACCAATAGCATGGCCCAATTTGGTGGCAATAATGGGCTTACTCTTTCTGGCATACTTCAGCATATTATGTCTATGGGATCACCAGCAAATACAAATACTGCAAACCAAAGTGCTGGAGCGGTTATCCCGGAATGGTTACAAATAGCACGAATGAATCCAGGCAAGGTATCTTCCCCAGGTGGAAGCAATAGTTCAACTTCATCTCAATATGGGATTAAATTTTAACATACAGGGCATAATATTATGGCTATAAATTTACTTGATTTTTTAAAAAATCTGGCTGATCTTGGTGGGGCAACCACAACTGCGCCAAGCAATACCAGTTCACCACCTCCTGCAAATACAAATTCTGGTGGGGTAAATTTATCTGGTGGTGGAACAGGTTATACACCTCCTTCGGCATCTTCTCCGATGTTGACCTTTTATTTTGGTTCACAGGGATCAAGCCAAGACCCTAATGCCAGGTGGAACGATGTTTATACTGTAGATAGCAATGGAAATCTTATCTATGGTAATACCAATCAAAAAGTTGGTTATTACAATTTTAATACAGGTGAACTAACTAATTTGAACGGTCAATCGATGGGCCGGATAACTACAGATGCTAACGGCAGAGCTGTTTATACCACAGAAAAGGGTAATGTAATACCAGGATATACCAGTGCTGCATCTTCGTCGAGTTCTAATGTTGGCAGTTTTCCATTAACTCTTACTTTTGGTTCACAGGGGTCAAGTCAAGATCCTAATGCAAGATGGAGTGACGTTTATACTATTGATAACCAGGGAAACCTTGTTTATCAGGCAACAGGTCAGGTTGTAGGATACTATGATTTTAATACTGGTACGTTGACTGGCTTGAATGGTCAGTCTATGGGAAGCATAAAAATAGGGCCGAATGGAGAAGTTGTTTATGTAACCGAGAAAGGCAATGTAATACCAGGCAGTTATAAGACAGGGGTCAGCAATCCTTCTTTGCTTGGAACGATTACATACGATGGTAAAACGTATCAGGTAGTTGATGATGGCTCAGGATACTATCAGATGTATCTTGATGGTAGCCAAGTAGGGTATATTCAAGTTGGAGATGATGGGTTTTTAAATCTTTATAATCAGGATGGGGCAAAACTTCTTACAGTTAATCCTCAAGACGGTTCTATCTTTGATGCCATAACTGGTGCTCCATTAGCAGGTACAGCCACTTTTACTGATTCTTCGGGTGCTCCGGGGAATCCGTGGGCTTCTTTACAGCCTGAATACAGGGGGACTATAACCAAGACCAACCCTGATGGTTCTACTACAAATATGTATTTGACCACTGATGGAAGGGTTGTTGATGAAAATGGGAATACCTTATACAAATATAGTCAAACCGGCAATTATGAATTTGCTTTATTTGATCTTAGCGGAAACCAGGTAGGTACTTATAATACTCAGACGGGTGCGATAAATTATACTGATGGTACGAGTGATGTTGGTGCATATACGCCTTCAGGAATTGAAGTTCCTCCCTATGGTGACACAACAGCTACTACAACTGGCAAGACCAGTGAATTTTCTACCAGTAACGTAAATCAGGCAATGAAGTCAGGTATAGACTGGACCAGTCCGGTTGCTTCGGCATTATTGCCTTCTGTTACAGAAACGGCATTAAATCTTCCTGGAATGGCTGAAACAGCCGGGACTCAAGCTCAAGAAAAATATGTAAATCTCATGAATCAGGCTATGGGGCCTCAAAACTTTCAGGGGTATTTAAACGCTTTAGGGGCAAGAGGTGTTTTGGATAGTTCCTTAACTCAAAGCACATTGGCGAATGCCGCTCAACAAACTGCTCAAGCCATAGGGAAACAGGCTTTTGATGCCTCTCTTGCCAATACGCAGGAATCAATGAAAGTTCCCGGATATTTAAGCACTATATTGTCTCAATTAGGCGGTACGGCAGGAACAACTACGGGGACTACAACAGGGTCAAGCACTTCAACTACGGATGAAACTAAAGCAATACACGATCCTTATGCTCCGTGGAATACTTATGTAAATCTTATGAATATGTAATTAATGGCAGGAGAATACGATGTCAAGTGCTTCGAGTACTGAAGTAAAAAAACCAGCAAGCTGGGAAGATTTTCCTGATTACCAAAATTTTTGGGAAGCATATCTTGATATATTCTGGGGTGCTGGTGGCAGTACGCCATATCATGAGATGCTTTTACAGGATGAAGAGTGGTTAAAAGAAGTTTATTTACAAAACAACTCTAATCTTACGCAACTTGAGCAAAGTTATATTAACAGTGTTTCAGGTTCTACTGATGAATATTTAAGAGGTATGGATAAGCAGACTCTTAAAATAACTGCTCCGGGCGGTGGAGCAAGCACGAGTTTTGTTCCTTCTTCTGCACAAAGGTCACTTGATGCCAGACAAAAAGCTCAATTATTGGATTCTTATGAAAAATATACGGCTGGGCAAAATCAGGCAGGCAGAATTAAAGAAATGGGAGAGAAATTTACTCCTAATGCCGCTAATATCAGCTTTATGGAAGCATTGCGTGGTGAGGGTGAAAAAGGACAGGCACTAAGAGCCGGTATGCCTATTACTACGAGTGAAGGTGATGTTGACATGGATACGAGCTTAACGCCTACTGATTATGTAAATTTAGGAAGCGGAGTATTGAATTTTTTGGCGAAGAATCCTGATGTTACAAAAGATATAGGTGAAGGTATAAGTTCTGCCGGAAGTTCTCTTTATGATGCTGGTTCTGATTTTTGGGACTGGCTATGGAGTTAAACAGGAGTAAATCATGGGCGTTTTAGATGCGGCTATGCAAGCTGAAGCAATGGGCAGACAAGAAAGTGCTGGTCTTGTAGATGCTATAACAGGTGGCCTTGGCATGGTCACTGAAAATAGAAAAGCTGACAAGTTCAAACAGGCTGGCAAAAGATTATTTGAACTTGGTGGGCTTTCACAGGATAATCTCAGTCAGGTAATTACTGAGTATGATCTATCCCCTGAAGAGACTAAAGAATTTATTACTACATGGGGTGGTTTTTACGATACCATGAAGAAGATAAGGGGTGAATCAACTGCTTATTATGATGATAAAGGGAACAGGATTGATATAGGTGAAGGGGAACAGCCACCGCCTGGGCATAAAACTAAAGAAGGATGGGAAGTAAGTGACAAGAATAAGCCTAAAGATTATGGGTCTGAATTTGTTTACCAAGGCGATACAGTGGTATCCATATCCAAAGCCCCTGGGGCAGAATATTCTGGTGTAGAATTGCCAAGTACACGCAATAAAAGATTAGAAGCGGAACTAAGAAATAAAAATGGTTCAGGGAAAGGATTTGCGCCGGAACATATATTAATGAGAAATCTTAAAACAGGAGAACCAAAAGAAGTAAATGTAAGAAATAGTGAAGAATACCAAAAAGCATTAGACGAAGGGTTTGTTCCCATAGGACCGGAAGCAAAAGGGTATCTTGGAAAATCTGGTGAATTAGGAGCAGTATCAGAAAGTGATTTGATTAAAGGTTCAACAATGGCAACGCAATCTATTTCTACTCTTAACACAATGAAAGATCTTTTAGATAGAGTAGAAACTGGTAAATTAGCTGATTGGAAAAAGACCGTACAGCAATATTCAGAATATTTGGGATTACCTGGAGTTGATGTCCAAAATTTGAGTGCCGCAGAAGCCTTTAATGCTTTATCGAATCAACTTGCTCTTCAATCAAGAAATCAGGGTGAAGGAATGGTCTTGACTGGGCAAACTTCTGATAGAGATTTAACATTTTTAGAAAATATGAATCCGCAGCTTATTACAAGTAAAGGTGGTAATAAACTTCTTATAGATATAAGAACGAAATTACTGAAAAGACAAGTTAAAATAGCTACATTAGCAGAAGAATATAAAGCGAAGCATGGTGGTATATTTGATGCCGGAGGATTTAATAAATATATTAGTGGAAAAATGTCTAATAGTTCTGTATTTGGTATTCCAGAAGAAGCAACTCCTACTGGACGTGATGATCCTGTAACTGGATTACCAATTTATGAAATGAATGGGAAATTTTTTATACCTGAATTTTAGGATATAAGATGAGAGAAATTTCAGTAGAAAGATTTAATAGTGCGCTACAAAGTAGTAGTGAACAACAATCTGAATATGATGACATTATCAGGCAGGCATCTGAAACTTATGATGTTGATGCTGATTTAATTAAATCTATTATTAGCGTTGAGAGTTCTGGTGATAAAAACGCTGTATCTAAAAAGGGTGCTGGCGGCTTGATGCAAATTATGCCACAGACAGCCGAATCTATTGGCGTTGTTGACGTAAATGATCCTGAACAAAATATAATGGGTGGTACAAAGTATTATAAGCAAATGCTGGATAAATTTGGCGGTGATGAAGAGTTAGCTTTAGCCGCTTATAATGCTGGTCCTGATAATGTCACAAAATATAATGGTATTCCGCCTTTTGAAGAAACACAAAATTATGTAAGTAAAATAAAAGAGAAAAGAGAAAAAAATTCTACAGGTTCATTAAAAGAAATTTCGCAGGAAAGAGCAAAAGGTTTAATTGTAACCGGCCAAGACGAAAAACTATCTGCACCCGCAGAATTGTATAAAAAAGCTCGTCCTTATATTGAGGCTGGCGCAATAGGTTTATCCACAAGTCTTGGTGGATTAGGCGGGATGGCGTCACCTGTTCCTGGAGGAATGGCTATTGGTGGCGCATTGGGATATGGTTTTGCCGAAGATTATATGGATTATCTTGATAAGAGTTTTGGGATAAAAGCAGGTGGCTCAATAACGGATGAGGCATGGGAAGCTATTTATAATGTGGCAGAAGGGGCTGCTTTTGAATCTTTGGGACCGGTATTGGGGAAAGCATTAGGTGGGACCAAACAGGGATTAGCCAAGGCAGCAGAAAAAACAGGTGCATTTAAAGTGCTTAAACTTGTCAAGGAACTATTCCCTGCTTTAAGCGATAAAGGTCGTTTGTTAAAAGCTAAAGAAATATTGCAAAATTTGAGAAGAGAAACACCAGAAACTAAAAAAACAGCAGAAGAAACGGAAAAACTATTTAAAGAATCAGGAATAAAAGAACCACCTACTCATGCACAAAAAACAGGGAGCATAGAAGAAGCAGCCTTTGAACAAACAAAGGCATCACAAGAACCAGATATTATGGCTCAATTTAAAGCAAAAGATGCACGAATTTCTGAACAAGGAATTGAGAACATAAAAAACCGCTTTCCAGAAGGTGGTACTGTAGATAGTGTTAAATCAGTTGTGGGGAAACAACAACAACAGCTAACAACAGAAGCAGAAAAGGCAATTCAAGAACCTGAAAATAGGCTTGTGGGAATGAGAGCTGGGGCAAAAGAAAGAGAAGCCATAGGAGAGGATATTTATACCACTGTTAAAAAAGCCAAAGAGGGAGCAAAACTAATACATGAAGAAAAATATGCAAAAATACCAAACGAAATAGAAGTAAGCAACGCCCCTCTAAAAGATAACTTTGAAAAGACTGTTGTAAAAATAAAGGAAAGTGATACTCCAGATGCTTCAGTACCAACGGCTATTATAAGTAAAATCAGAAAAGCCTTAAAATCAGAAGAAACAGTAACTCCGACTGGAATATTAGATGCTTCTGGCAAGCCTATTATGAGTAAAGTTGAAGAAAAAACAACTGTTACTTTTGCAGAATTGCGAAAATGGCAAAAAGAAATAGGTAAGGACATAAGAGCAAATAATAGTGGTGCAAATCCAGATTTAACTAAAGTCCATTGGTTGCAAGAAATACGAAAAGGTGTGGATGATACTATAGATCAAATGGCTGGATTAGAGGGTAGCCAAGCTCAAATAGCCGCTGATTATAAAGAAGCTAAACAGGCTTTTATTAAGTATCACGACATATATCGGAAAGGGTCAATAAATAAAATATTACAACCGGGGCAAGAAACAACAGGATTGAAAATTTTAAAATCGGACATGCCATATCAGTTTTTTAAACCTAAAAAAGCTGAATTAGCAAATAGTTTAATTAATGCGGTTGGTAAAGATAATGCTAAAGAACTTATTAAACCGTATGCAGAAACATTATTTTTAACAAGTAGCACTAAAAACGGAGTATTAGATCAAAAAGTTGCACAAAAATGGTTATCGGAACATAAAACAGTATTACAAAAATACGATTTATATAAACAATTTGAAGAAGTTGTTAAGTTAGGAAATTTATCAGAACAAGCAGTATCAAGGTTGAAAAATTATCAAACTACTACTGTTTCTACTATTTTGCAAACAGATGCAAACAAATTAATGAAGAAATTGTTTTCTGGAAGGGGTAAGACTGAAAGTGAAAAAGCAGCCACAGAATTGTTGGATATTTATGGGATAAAGGATAACAATGTCGCTATAGCTGGAGTACAAAACAGTTTTAAAGATTTCTTGTTAAAGGAAATGGAAAACTCTGGTATTGACGTATTAAAAAATCCTATCAGGAGTATAGCGAAATCTAAAAAATTGCTTGATACATATATGCCAGCAATGAAAGTGCTTTACAAAGATTCTCCAGAAAAAATTAAGGCATTTACTGATTATCATAAAATAATGGAAGTAATAGCACGAAACAAGAATGTAACATATACTGGTGGTTCAACAACAGTGGAGAAAGCATTTGCCGGGAAAACTAAAGGAGCTAAAAAAGAAACTTGGTCAAAAATGATGGAAAGTGCCGCAACCCTTGTGGCGATTAGGCAAGGTTCTGGATGGATATGGAGTGCAACAAGGAATTTTATAAAAGCTGTTACGAGTGCTCCGTGGAAAATCTCAAAAGAAGAAATAGACCAAATTTTATCTGAAGCCTTATTAAATCCAGAAGCGGCAGAAGCTTTAATGCAAGTAACAAAAAATGTTTCAAAGGAAGGGATTGAGAGACAACTCAAATATCATATAACGGCTGGGAAAACGATAGCAACAAAAGAAGCTATAGAAGAACTTAAAGGAAAAGAACTAAATTTAAAAGACATTGATTATAATCTCGAAACAGATTCGGGGAAGAAAGCTAAATGACAACCAGTAACTTTATATCCCCCACATTAGGTGGTGCTGGGGCGGCACTTGGCTTGTATGGTAGTGCTAAAAGCGGAGATCCTGAACAGATTGCCGGTAGCGCATATCAAGGTCTTGGTGCTTATACTGCGGCCAGTGAAGCATTAGCTCAAAGAGCTTTTCAGGAAGCACTTAAAAAAGCAACCGAAATGGGTCTTTCTGGTACTGCCGCTACCCAATATGCAAATCAGGCTGCTCAAGATGCTCAGTTGGCAGGATCAAGTTCAATAGGTAGCTGGTTGCCGTATATAGGTCTTGGTTTATCTGCCTATGATTTTCTTAAAGATCCTTCCCATGAAGGGGCTTGGAATGTTGCCAACTTTGCTGGAATGGCTTTTGCCGGGCCTATGGCCCCAATGTATGCAGCACTGGAAGCCTTAACCCTTGGTGTTCAATATTACAGTTCTCAAAAAAATAAGCATAAGAAACATTATATTTACTGGCATACACCTGTTTTAGACGTGGTTGGTCAGGATGATGAGGGGTGGGTATATCTTTATGACACAAATTCCAGCCTTACAGATGAAGGGGATAAGTTTGGAACTGATGAAGAGATTAACGCATTAAAATCAGGGCAACAAAGTGATTATAGTAGGTTAGAAGATGTTGATTCTGGTGAACGCTTGGCAGCTTATTATTCATCGTTTGGCCGAAATATTACCAGTAACCCGATGCAACAAGGCCGTCAAAATTTCATGCCAAAGGAAGAGTTTGATGAAGCCTTTGATATAGAGAGGGGATTTCTTTTAAGATATAATCCTGCAACTAATAAATTGCAGAGGATAGAAGGAAGGATAAACAGCGAAGAAGATTTTGAGAAATATCTTTCATCTGGTGAATGGAAAGATGTTGATTTATCTCAAAACTGGAATGAAAGAACTGATGCTGACCCTGTTTTGTTTGATCCGTCTGCGCTTCAATCTGAAATATTTAATAAAGTACTTATTCCTCAAGGTTATGTGGACAAACCAAGCGTTGAAAGTGGCTGGCAACCTGTAACTATAGGCGATAAAGAATATTTAATGAATCAGGACGGCTACTTAGCTGATGCTGGTTCAGGATATTTGTTAGGAGCTGTTAATCCTGAAGATGGTCAGGTATTAGATTTTTATGGTACGAAGGGGAAAGACCGTATCCGTAAAGATGATAGAGGTAAGTTTTCCAAGGATTCGGAGATACAACAGGGCGGCCGTGCATACTTAGGATATATAGATAATTGGAATCAGGCAAAACAATTCTTATCAAACAGAAGCGATGACGTATCTTCTTTGTATGGAAATGGTGATGAGGGAGATGTTTCTGCCACGCCACAATCAATGGGGTTGCCGGGATTTACTAATCCATTTAATCCTAATCAGCAAACTATATCTGGCACTGAAGGACAGACAGAAACACCATCTTTGGGCGGACTTCCTGGATTTCAGCCAAAACCGGCAGAACAACCGCAGTCAACAGAAGGTGGGTTGCCAGGTTTTTTGCCTTCTACACAGCAACAGCCACAACAACAAAACGTACAACCGGATTTTAATAATCCGTTTAATAATGTTCAGAATAATATACCTTTTCCAAACCCACAAGGGTTGCCAACTTTTATAAGTTCATTCCCTAAAGATGGGCTTGCTGCTGGGATATAAAAAGGAGTTTAGTTATGGCATTACCACCTTTCATACAACGAAAAATAACACAATTCCAGCCCGGTCTTTTATCTGGATTAGTGCAAGGAATGGGGGGAGGCAACCAAGGTATGCAATTAAATATGGCATCCTCTCCTAAATTACCAGCACAATCTACAGGGATAAACATTGCTCGGCCAACAGCTAACACCGGCATTAATACAAATATTTCTCCCGGTATGGCAAATAAATCTCCTCAAACCGGCATAGCTACATCTCCTCAAATGGGAATAAATTTTGGTAGTCAGACACCTGTTAATCAGTCTCCTCAAGCTGGTGTTACAATGCCTTCACAACAAGCCGGTGGAATAAACCTTAATCAACAACCCCAAACAGGTATTATAGCACCATCTTCACAAACAGGTATAAACCTTGGAAATGGCAAGGGTGGATTACTGGCTTCTTTACAGGGACAACCCTTACAGTCAACGCCTATTGGAAATACTGGTATAAACATGAATACACAGAATACAAATAATAATGATATGTCCTCTTTTTTGAAAGTAATGACTATGCTGTTAGGGCAGAAAAATAAATAACAGGAGAATAAAATGAAAATAAAAACTTTGTTCATTACCGTAATCCTTTTGTTTTTTGGATATGTTTATACATTTTCAGGTGACTTTTACCAGGGGATCAGTGGAACGGTAGATTCAAATGGAACCTGGGTTGGTGGAAGCAATGAATTTAAGGCTGAAAAAGGTTCGCAAACCAACATATCCATAAATCCTGATACTTCTCCTGTAATGACTATTACACTTCAAAGAAAACTTGAAGGCGATTCAGCATGGGGAGAACATGTTGTAGATGAATGGACTTTAACAGCAACTTCTCCTGATATGGAATATGTTGTTCCCAGCGGTGGTACTGAACCAGAAGATTGTTATTACAGAATTGGTTGTGATGTTTTAGCTGATTATACTTCCGGCAACTGTACTTGCAGACTTGGTGGAGGACGCAAATGAAGCGATTAACATTATTTATAATAGCTTTTATAATATTGTTGTATAGCCAAGCTTTTGCTGCTGGCAATATTATTGACCGAGGAGCTTCTTCTGCCGAGGTCACTGCACAGACAAGAGATGATGTTTGGCTTAGTCCTGCCAGTATTCCTTATATTATGGCTACTCCCGGCACTATCAGTGTATTTGAGCTTGACCATAATACTGAAACATTAAATGCTGCAAGGACTATCCTTGTTACAGATAAGCCTATACAGTACTTTGACTGCAATGGTACTGACAGGGACGTTACTTTATCGGCTGAGGCATCGAGCACAGACATAGTATTTACCTTTGTCAATACGTCTGATGGTGCTGGTGAAGACTTGGTAATCAAGAATGATGGCGGTACTACGATACAGACTATCGGTCCGATACAGGCTGGCAGTTACTCATGTAACGGTACAGACTGGAAAGCACTGGATAATGACGGTATTTACTATGATGGAGTAGATAAACTCATTGAAGCTGATGCGAGTCAACTTACTGTAGGTCGAGATACAGATGGCTATGTAAGTCTTTTTCTTGAAAGGCGGTATGCCGGCAAATATGACTGGCTGTTAAAGGCTGGTAGTAGATTTGAAATCTATGGTGGAGATGGCAATGGTACACTCCCCACTGATTTAAGATTCCGCATAAACGACGATGGCTCAGTTGATATGTTCGCTGGCATGAACGTAACAGGCCCAATATTAGCATCGACCTACTTTAATGCAGTAGATGGGTATGTATTTGAGGATGGTCAGACAGGCGATACATGGTTCTGGATGGGTCAGACCAGCGACAATGATGCTGTAGATGATGACCTGTGGTACATGGGCAAGGGCAACTCAATAGGCACTGGCTCATTTATGTCTATTGATGGGGATGGGAATTTAGACAGCAATGGGACAGCACAATTCCGGTTTGATACAGTGGAAAAGTCTGCTGATACTGTTGCCCTGACAGCTCTTGAATGTACTGATACCCTGATAACAAATAGGGGCTGGGATGGCGCAGATGACCAGACCTTTACTCTTCCTGATGCTGACACTTCTGTTGGCGAGGGCTTAAAGTGTAAGATACTTATTGTTGCAGCCTCAGCCTCTACCGCTGATTTTTACTTGGACACAGAGGGAACAACCACCAAAATATATTTAGATGGCACAGCTCTAACTAATGGTTTCCGAGTATGGATCGAGCAGCCACAGGTAGGTAATTCCCTTGTCTGCCATACTGCTACCCTTGATGGGACAACCTATGACTGGTTCTGTGACTCTTGTAATGGAATTGCAAAGAATAAGGGGAGCTAAGGCATGAAAAAGTTATTCTTTTTACTCCTGTCCCTTTGGCTGATCCCCTCCATTGCCCTGTCCATAGGCATATCCTACGAGGATGAGACAAGCTATTCTGATATGAGAGGCTCGTTCTATGACGGGCAAAGCTGGTGGTGCGGGCAGATATTGGGGGCTGAGCTTTTAAGTAACAGCGATTTTTCAGCATGGACAGGGGATAATCCTGATAGTTGGACTGTTAATGAAGAAGATGCAAATAACACTATTAGCGAACACGCTGATGGGGCAAGGTTGGTAAGTAATAATACAACCAATCTTAATATGGTGCAAATTAAAACTGTTACTGCACTAAGTTATTATCGAGTCCAGATAACAATTTCCAACTATGTTGAGGGAGAAGGGAAAATTGGTATTTACAATAATACGAGTCCGTCTTGGATTTCAACGTATGAGAATATGGGTTGGGTAGCGAATGGGACTTACTCGTATTATTTCCAGGTTCCTTCAGGTTGTACCAGTGTAAGAATTTATATAGGCCGTGCCAGCGATATGTCCACCGATCTCGTCTATTCCCTTTGCTCCCTCAAACAAGTAACCTCCCCAAATACTCAGCCAGGAGTAGTCAGCAATGGCGACCTGATTGTATTGGACGACAGTGCAGGGAAATATGCCTATGGCTATGTCAAGTTAGGAGCGTATAATCAGTTAGTTTCTCCGCTATTCGGAGGCAGAGAAACAAGGTCCGCTCTTGCCAACAATATTACAGCGATTACTAAAGCTAATCCTGGTGTGGTGGCGTCTGTGGCTCATGGCTTACATATTGGTGAGCTTGTCTTTTTCAAGGGCCTCACTGAAATGATGGAGCTTAACAATACCTATAAAACAGTTACAGCAGTAGGGGATGCAGATCATTTCAGCATAAATGATACCTCTGCTTATGGTGCAAATGAAACGACTGGCGGGGCTTGCGGATGGGAAATAACAATACCTCCACCTGTTCTTGCCTCTCAAATATATAAGGAACGTGGTCTTGTGAACCAAGGATGGTTTAAGATAGACGCTGGGTTTAACTATAATGCAGATACGGCCTTTGATTTCGATATTTACCGCCACCCTGGCAGTAAGCAAAATTGGTAAGGAGAAACACATGAATAAAGTATTTATGGCAATGATATTGGCTTTGGCAATGGCAGTTCCGGTAGGGGCGGCTGATGTAACTCTTTCCATAACAGTGCCAGATGCCTATGTAGCAAGATTACAGGCGGCAGTTAGTACGCTGAATTGCACGGTAGTTGATGAGAATGGAGTAATAACTCAGACGCTCGATCCCAAAGCCTGTCTGATACGCAAGATGAAGAACGAGCTTGCAGATTTTATAAACAAGTATGAAGTGAGCGTTGCCAAGCAGACGTTGGAAGCCGACTATAATGCGGCATATCAGGCATGGGTAGATAGTTATGTGCCTGTCCCGTTGCAGTAAGTAAGTGAATGTGGAATCCATTTAACTGGCATAGAAAGAAAGAACCTGTTGTAGTAGATACTTCGGTTGTGCTGCCTATAAACAAGGTGTTGGGCAAACTTCTTGAAGCATGGCCCTGGCTGAATCCTGGCAGGTTATGGCAGGCTGATGCCAGTTACTTTATGCCAATAAGGAATGAACTTGAGTGGGTAGTTTTTAACTCCAAGGTTATAAGGTATGAGTATGTCCCTGAAATAGAAGACTGTGATGACTTTGCCTTATTACTTCATGCTGATATAATAAGGCTTAGATATGACGAGTATAAAAAGGGGAAGATACCTGAAAATGAGAAACACCCTTGGGCCTTTGGAGAAATATGGTATCAAGATCCTGTTAGGGGGCCTCATGCCATTAATCTGTGTATAACAAGAGACGAAGGTGTTTTGCTCATAGAACCACAGGGGGGCAAGATCAGAAAGCCCCATAAAGATATGGTTATTAGTTTTATAAGGATGTAGATGGGTAACTCAGCCTTAACCAGACCCGGTAATGGTTAAGGGACCACAAGTGGGGGCAGGAACCCTCCTCCTACCTGCTCCCACGTTTTTAAAAGAGGTTATATAATGACTGTTTCGTATGATTCAGTAACATGGTATGAAGATGGATATGAAGATGAAAGTGGTGAAAAATACGAATGTTCTATAACCGCTGGAACATTATCTATTGATTCTCCTATTGACTTAACATTGTCATTAGAATCACCACTTGATCTAACATTGTCATTAGAATCTCTTATTGAGGTAACATAGTTATGAGTAAACATTATATAGGAGAAGTTGGCACAGTTATTACTGTAGAATGCACCGAGACAATTACAGGAGCCACTGATACTGTAATAGCAGTGTTAAAACCAGATGGTACAACAGATGAATGGACTGCTTCTATATATGGAACTACACAGCTAAGGTGCGTAACTGTATCTACAGACTTTAGTGTTGCTGGAACATATTACGTTCAGGCATATATGACGCTTGGTTCATGGACAGGTTATGGGGATACAGACACTTTTGAAGTTTATTCTTTATATGGCTAAAAGGTAAAACCATGAAAAATTTGTTGTGTTTATTAGCAATAGGAATCTTGTTTATAAGCTGTACTGCTAAACCAGTAGTATATGAAATAGCTTCACCTCCAGCCGGATTCAGGATGCACGATAAAGACCAGAAAACAACTCTTGTCGCTCTTGATTCTTTTCTTGTTGAAGATTCTGAAGACGATAATGACACCAAATATACGACTACTGCCAATATAAAAACCTATATGGATACTTATTATCAGCCGTTAGAGGCCACTTTGACTGATATTGCAGACGGAACGATTGCTGAAAATCTTGTAAATACTGCTTATCCTTGGTCTGATAATGAAACAGCAAATACTTTGACTGTAACTGCTCAATCTGGCTCGACATGGAACCTTGCAGATTCAATATCATTACTGTCAGTTTATTCAGGAACTACATCATTAGAAGAATATGTAAGTGCCATCGATTCAGGTGCTTATATAATTGGTGTATATGATGAATTTGAGAACAGTACTAATCATAATATTCAGGCAGTACTAAATGATTTTGATACTGCTCTTGACGCAAGATGCCTTGAGTCAGTATTCGGTACAGCGATAGGTACAGGCTTATTGCTTGATACTGCTACATTAAAGGTAAGTGCTATTTTACAGAAATATCATGGGGTTGATCCTTCTACTGATGTATTAACAATGCTTGGGAGTGACAATTCCACTGTTATTTTAAGCAACATTGGTGCTGAACCAGCACTTACTGATGAGGACAGTCTTTATTCAACTCTTTCTGACGTCAGCCAATTTTACGAACCTGGTGATAATGTGACAACCGCTCATGGGACAACGCTTCCAACAACTTGTAGCGTTGGGCAGACTTTTGCCAAAACAGATGAGGATACGGATGGTGCATTATGTACTTGCATGGCTGAAAATACTTGGAAGTGTCTTCCGAATGCACTATCGGGGGATAAAATAGAAGAAGATGACTCAAGTGTTGAAGTAGTGGATGACAATATCACAGAGCAAGTGGTTGTTACTGTATCTGGCACACAAATAGGATTATTTGATGCGAATGGACTTGATATAACTGGGACTATAAATGCTGATGGCTATGAAATGTCTGCAAGCGCCGATCCAAGAATACGATTTTTAGACGCTAACTGTACCGGCACTGATAAGTTTATCGGCTCAATCGATTTCCAGTATGTTGATGGCGCTGACGGAGCGGAGAATGGTGATATTTATATCAGGAGTCAGGAAGGCGGGGCCAATACAACCCAAATCCAATATGACGAGTCTGACACATCATGGGAAATTCCTACAGGGAAAAATCTGGTTTTAGATGGTGGATACGTTGTGGGGGCGGCAAGAATAGGCACTGAAATATCCGCTAACGCTACACTGGCAACATCTCAACAGCGAGCTATTGTCTATAAGGCCAGCGCAGCCTGTACTGTTACCTTGGATGCCGCTGCTGATGTAGGCTATGGGTACATAGTGGGATTCAAGGTTAAAGATGCTTCTGAAACTCTGATACTTAGACCTGAAGGTGGAGAAATAGTAAATCTTCATGGCACGGCTCTTGCCGCAGGTACAGGGATTCAAAGCCCTGGCAATGCTGGTGATTTCATTTTCCTGATGGCGGTAACAGATGCAAGCGGTACTACTGACGGGTATGAGACATGGGGGTATGGAGAGGAGCCATGGACAAGTGAATAAATATATTGTTCTACCAATCCTCTTAATGTGCCTCATTTGTGCCGGTTGGGTAGGCGGCGGTGGAT